AAAAGTTCTTGACATTACAAAAATAATATGTATAATAGATAGAGGTGGTTGCAACAGACCACCTCGAATATAAATCTGGCTCCATGGTCAAGCGGTTAAGACGCGACCCTCTCAAGGTCGAATCACGAGTTCGATTCTCGTTGGAGTCATAAGCTACAAACCTAGCAAATACGCGGTTTGTAGCTTTTTTATTTTTTCAAGAAAAAACTTCGCCACCAAACTTCGCCACCAAAATTTATTTTTCGTTCCCTGTCTTAAAAATAATATCTTCAAAGGCATCCAAAGATTGCTGCTTTCGATCTCCATGGATGTGTGCGTATTTCTGCAAAAAAGTAGAAGGAGTATTTCCCATAATTTCAGACAGAACCTTATCAGATTCCCCACGCTCGTAATTAGTCGTTGCGAATGTGTGTCTGCAATCGTACAGAGTAATCACAGGCAAGCTTTCTTTATGATTTGCATTATAACGTTTTTCAGTTCTTGTAAACATTCGATACAAGTGATCAGGACGGACAGGAGTACCAATTTCCGTGTTAAAAAGAAAATCATTATCAAACCGATCAGGATATTTTAACCTCATTTCTTTCTTCCAGAGCAGCTTTTTCTTGACAGCCTTATTGAGAGTATCAGGAATGTAAACAGATCTGAAAGAATTAGAACTCTTCATATTGTCTTCCAGTACGCCATGTTTATTTAGTGTTCGATGCATATAAAAACATTGCCGATCAGGATCATAATCACTTTCTGCAAGCCCACACGTCTCACTGGGGCGAGGACCGAGAAGAATCTGACAGCAGAACATAGCATAATAATGACTCTCTTTTGCTTCCATGGAACTTAAAAAGATAGAGATCTGTTCATCAGACCATGTCTGTTTGACCACGTATGCCACTTTATTTCGTTTTATTCCAAGCATTGGATTATCTTTACCATCAATCAATTTTAAAGGAGATATGGCGAAGTTAAACACATCACAGAGGATATTAATGTTTTTGTTTACAGTTTCAGCTCCGTATTTATGTTTTCTTGGATTATTTCCATCTTCTAAACTTTTCTTAAAATTTAAAATATGCTTTGATTCGATTCCAGAAATCGGAACGTCTTCGAAGACAGGAAAGATATATCGGTCTAAATATCCGCGATAAGTTCGATAAGTTTCATCTGCGTAAGTTTTTTTATTCGCTTCCAACCATGTATCCGCAACTTTACCAAAAAATTCTTCAGATTGTTTCTTCACTTTTTCTTCTTTAACTTCTTTTTTTATTTGAAGGGTAAGTTTAGCATCGTCCTGCTTAGCTTCCTTTTTGTTCGATCTGCGAGGACCAGATACCTTACGTTTCAAAAGTGGGTGCCATTGGACAGCACAATAACTTTTTTTGATTTTTCCTGTTTTTTTACTTGTATAAGTTTTAGTAATTACAGACATATATGATCATCCTTTCTTTAAATATACTATTTGATTGTTTTAAAATACAAAACATACGTTCGATTGCTGGGTAAAAAATAAAAAGCTAAAGAAATTTAAGCTTTACAAGTTCAGGAATCACATTTAAATAAGCAGCAATCTGATCCACTGTCATTCCCTGGTATTCAATTAACACTTCATCCGGAATAAGGAGTTCCGCAGCAAATTTATTTGCCTCAATTTCAAATATGTTTTTACTGTACATGGTATAATTCCGGATAAAGCTGCAATTTATTTTTGGATGCTGGATAGCATGGCCAAGTTCATGTGCTGCAACGATTCGATGTATCCGATCATCTTCGATATCAGAGTTTAAAAATATACACTTCGACCGCTGTAAATACATATAACATCCCAAACGATGACCAAGTGGCACATCAAAACGTTCGATTTCCAGATAATCCATTAATTCATAGGGATCAGAAGAGTTATATTTCTTTTTTAGCTTTCTGATGTTTTCTTTTATTTTCGTATTCAGGTAAACCACTTCCTTAGTTTGTCAGACTCTGACAAAATAAAATTAGTTGATAATTCTAAAGTATTTGTTTATAATAGTTAATGAAGAGGTCGGCGCGATAGATGGAGTAAACTCATCTAACCCGACGAAAAACTTTCTTAGATAGTCGTTCTATTCTTTCCAGGGGACAGGATGACTATTTTTTTAATGCATAAGAACATAATGCAATATTTGACAACCTTTATTTTTGATTATATTTACGGCACGGGTTGAAAATTATCTTTTCCACTTGCATCTTGTCAGACTCTGACAAAATCATTTTGTATAAAAATATATAACATCAAAGTTCATAATTAAGCATTTCATAAAATGTGTTTTCTGAAATAATGTCAATATCTTGTCCGGATAATTTTAACTTTTCAGCCTTCTTTTGTTTGCTACTTTTTCCATCTTTAATAGTAGGACAGTAATCATTGTTACCGAGAATAAGATAATTTGTTTTTTTAGTAACAGAATTAGCTACAATACCGCCAAGATCTACGACAAGTTGCATAGCATCTTTTCTTTGGAGATTTTCAAGCTTTCCTGTAAAGCAACAAACTTTTCGGTACAATGGATGTAAGGTATTAAAGTTTTCATTGGATGTTGTAATTGAATTGACATCTAATGTTTTACGCTTTCTTTTTAAAGAAAGTTTAAAATTATCCAATGATTCAAATTGTTCTAACATTGAATCATGTAATCTTTCAAATAATTTATTCGTGGTCTCACAATCAGAAAGAGCACGATGAGCCGCAGAAGAAGTATCTATTTTATAGAACTCTACCATGTCAGAAAGTCTATGATGAGTGAGTTCTTTATGTAAACGACGACATAATCTTAAGGTATCAATAAAATCATTGGTCAATTTATAATCACAATAATCCAAAAGATTATCGTATAAAAAATTGATATCAAAGTTGACGTTATGACCTACTAAAATATCATCGGAAATAAAATTGACAAAATTATCTAACACATCTTTAACTTCTGGTGCAGTATCTAACATTTCATTTGTGATATGCGTAAGCTTAGAAATGTAATCATCAACATAATAATATTTGTGCCCATCATCATCAGATAAAAAATCACAGTCGTCATATTCTTCGTCATATTCAATTACTGGAGGTTTTACTAGGGAAGAAAAAGTTGATTCAATAGAATTATTAACAACTTTAATAGCTGCGATTTCAATTATTGAATCAAAATTTGGATCTAAACCAGTAGTTTCGATATCAATTACAGTATAATTTTGAGGAAAATCTAAAAGACTATTTCCTTTATTTCGCTTTGAACTTAAGAGTTTTTCACTTTCGACAGAAATAGAGCCAGTTTCTTGATTAAATGAAATAGTTATTGGCATAATATCAATCCTCCTATTCTTTGTCAGACTTTGACAAAATTATTTTTTATATTTTTTAGGTGTATACTTTTCTTTATTTTTCTTTTTTATCCGACGTAATGCCATATCAAGAGCATCCATAAGAAGCTCGGCATCATCATCTGTAACTTCAATCCCGTTATAGTTTAATTCGCCACTTTCGTTGTTACCTATCTGATCTTTAAGCACGTCTAGGGTTTTTGCTATATTACGATTGTCTTTATATGTTAACTCTGAATGATCACGCTTATCTGAGTTCCCAATAATGTAATCAGTAGAGACATTAAATAATTCGGATAATCTAATTAAAGTTTCTTTGTCTGGGTCAGCTTTTCCGTTTTCGTATTTACTTATAGTTTGTTGGGATAATCTTAAATATTTTGCTAATTCCATTTGATTCATACCCATTTCTTTTCTTAACATAGCAATTCTACGCATTTTATCACCTCTTTTTCATTATTTTACTACAAAAAGTAGTAAAATAAAAACTACAAAAAGTTGTAAAAGTATTGACATACTACTTTTTGTAGTATATTATAAGAGTAACAAAAGAAAAGAAAGGAGATACAGGATGAAAAGAACGGAATTAATATTAAGCCGTGGCGATCAATCACAGACAGTTATCGCTGATAAATTAGGAATTACTCAAGATTGCCTGTCAAAAATTGAACTAGGCCAAAGAAACCCAAGCATTTTATTAGCTGCAAAAATATGTAGACTGTATAAAGAACCACCTGAAAAACTTTTTCCTGATATTTTTTTATTATAAAATACTACTAAAAGGAGTATAAAATAATAATACAATAAATAAGAGTAGAAACACCAGTAATCAACACTACCGATTTTTACCGAAAACCAGTAGTAACAGTACTAGGAGGTGAGAAAATGATGTATTTAAAAATAACTGGAAAAAACGAGACCTTAGAAGAATTAAATAAAGCAAAGAAGATGATAGAAGAAGCATCAAAGATTCTGCATCATCTACAATTTGCGATTGGTGTCGAACTAGTAGATGACACAGAACAAGAAACTAAAGCTGATCCAGATAATCAATAATATCGGAAATCATATAGTGATGATATTTAGCTAGTTCATCAAACAAGATTATAGAATCAGAATCAGCATTAGAATCAGCTTGGAAACGTTGTAAATGTGCAGAGTAGTCATTTAGGTTTTCACGAAGCTGATCAATAGATATTTTATCCATATAATAACTCCTTTCATAAAACTCGGACATGCCAGTGCCCTGTACGTCAATTATAAGAAAGGAGATACAAAAATACAAGAAAACATAGAATATAAAACTGCCGGTTCAACATAAAAATCGGTAGCGGAAGTACCAGGAGGAATATAGATGAGAAATATGAAACTGATCAATGATTTTAAAATGGAAAAAGTAGCAAAGAAAGTGCTGGAAGTCATGGCAGAGAAACAAATGACGTTAGCAGAGGCGGAAGTTTTTCCGGAATATTTAGAAAGGACAATTAAAAAAAACAGTGAATTGAATGAGAAAGCCAAACGATTCACTGTTAATGAGAACTTGTTTTATTCATCTAATAAATCACAAAATTCTTGAAAAGATTTTTCATAATTCGCAATAAACTCCTGCGGTGTGATGTCTACATCAGGATTCAAGTCGCGAATTAATTCAAAAACCAAAGCAAGTTCATGAGCTTTTTGAACTTTATCCATGAAGATGCCCCCTTTCGTATGTACTCGGACGTGCCAGTGTCCTGTAAGCAAATTATACGAGGAAAAAGAACTTGACAAGCGAGGTAGAAATGAAAATAGCAATAATGTCGGTTATAGCATTAATAAGCGCAACCTTTATAGAATATTTAATAACACGAGTGGAACCAATGACAAGAGCAAATTCGGTGATTATATATATGCTGATGTTTTTGTGTTTAAATGAAATATTTAAATAATAAGAGAAAATAGATTGGAGGAAAAATAATGGGTCTTGTAGATGCATTTAGTAAAGAAGATAGAACAGAAATCATGATGTCAAAACTGTATACATTAATGAGAGAAGGGGCAAAAGCAGAAATTATGATGAACGCAATTCAGTGCGATGTACCGCATAAATACATCAGGGAAATGATGACTGGATTAAAAGAATATCCAGATAAAAAAGGAAAAACAGAAGAATTACCTTTTCCAGAAACTGAGACATCTAAATAAAGGAGGGAAAAAGATGCAAGGAATGTATTTGGAACAGAGAGTTGAACAGCTCGAAAGAGAAATCAGAGAATTGAAAGAGCAAAAGAAAAATGAACAGTATCTCTCTCCAAAAGAATTTGCCGAGAAAATGAGTTGTTCCCAGTCATTTGTAACAAAGATGGTAAAGAGCGGAGAGATTCAGGCTTTGCGAATGGGCAAGCTGATCAGAATCCCAATGAGCCAATTTGAAGAAAAAGAAGGGATAGAACCATCCTGGAAAGATATCGTCTTTAAAGGAGCGTGAAAAAGATGAAACAGAAAGATATATCACTCTACGCATTAGCAAAACGACATGCAGGAACACATGCAATTGAGAAATGCGCACTATATCAACAGCTAAAAGACAGCTCAGACACATACGGCATCCTGAGAGATAAGATTGATACATTCGCAGAAAACCTTGAGATGCATTCAGATCCACAATATGCGCAGACTGTAAAAATGGAATTGCTGCAGCAACTTAAAAACGAGATTAATCGGTTAAAAATACGCAAGATTTTGTAGACAGTAAAAACTTCTGATGATTTACAGAGCTCTCTAAATACACTACAGCTAAATACCCCCTTTAAAATCATCAATAACAGTAACAGAGCAAATCCTTCTCAGTATTACATACAAATTCAGAGAGCTCTGTAAATCATCAGAAGAGTAAAAAGGAGACTAACTATGAAAAACATTTATCAGGCTGCAAGAGAAGCAGCAGGAATGACGCAGGAACGTGCAGCAGAGCTGATTGGGCTGTCAGTTGAGAGTATTCGAAGCTATGAGACAGAAAAGAGAATCCCGGCAGATGAAACAGTGATCAAGATGGCAGAGATCTACGGTGGAGCAAATTACTTGGCGTATCAACACTTGAAGCATAAGACAATGCTGGGCAATGCGATCTTACCAGATGTGTCAGAGGTTCCGCTGTCACAGGCAGCTCTTCAGATGATTCACGAAATGAATGATTTTATCCAATGCGAGCCGGATATTATCAAGATCACGATGGATGGAGTGATTGACTCAAGTGAAGAATTTGCATGGATGGATATCATTCAGAAATGTCAGAGGCTTTGCAGAGCGGTGCTCACATTACAATATTCGAGAAAAGAAGGTGAAGAGAGTAAAGAAGTATAGAGAGTATCAGGAACAAGAAAATAGTTTATAACAGATGGTTCTTTGAAGTAACCAGATAAAGCAGAATGACTATCACTAGATAGGACCCGACAATTCCCTAAATTAATAATATGAACTTTTTTAGTAACAAAGAAACCCCATTAGTATTATTTAACATATCAATTGAATATAACTGGTTGCTTCAAAGAGTCATCTGTTAAGGAAAAAAACTAGGAGGAATAAGAATGACAGAAGAAAAATACAAGGAAATCCAAAAAAAGATAGTAAAGGCGGTAGAAAATGGATCACCTACTGGAATGACGAAAAATATCCAGGAAATTGCATTTGATTATGCAGAGATGATAAATGAGGTTGTCTCGCCATTGAATCCATTGTCTGCCCCGATCGTAGCTGCTGCACTTGGGTACATACGAGGTACAGTTCTGGAAGCTTTGGATAGTGAACAGAGAGAAGCAGCGCAAATTATTGAAATGCTTTTAAAAGCAACTATAAGAGCAGAAAAGGTTGACATCAAATAAAAAAGGCACCCATACGAGTGCCTGGTACGTGAAAAAATTTCACGATGTACATTTTTAGAGCTAATAATAGTGTACCATTATCGTTAAATTTTTTCAAGGGGTGTTTATGAAACGTACTTACAGAGATGGAATAACAGATTTTACAGAACCGTTTTGGGACAACTTGTGTTCAAAATGTTCAAAAAGATTCTGGAGCGTCACACTTGACTGTGTCTGCCCAAGATGTGGAAGTGAAGAACTTTATATCTTAAACGAAACGAAACACCTGAAACACAATAGAGAAGAACTCGAAAGATTTCATAGGAAGATAATGGAGGAAAAAGAAGATGAAGACAATAACAATAATGAATTTCAAAGGCGGCGTTGGTAAGACTGCAACAGCTGTAAATCTTGCTTACAATTTATCGGAAAAAGGGTATAAAACTCTTCTGATCGACTGCGATCCGCAAGGCAATGCAAGCTATTTTTATGGCAAATACGATGAAAAGAAAAAAAGTTTAACAGGAGTTTTGCAAGGTAACTATACTCTTGAAGCAGCTATTATGAGAACAAAATTCAAAAATCTTGATATTGTACAGGCAGATCGCAATCTTGAATTTGTTAAAATCTACAGCCCGGTCGAATTAAAAGATCAGATTAACCAGTTAGGCGAAGATCGATATGATTTCGTGATCATCGATTGTCATCCGACATTTGAGCTCTATACAAAGATTGCTCTTGTATCAGCGGATCTTTGTGTTGTTCCTGTCAAACTTGATCAGAACAGTATTAATGGACTTGCTTTTTTTGACGAGCACTTCCAGGATATCTTAGATCTTGCACCAAATTGTGAGTATAAGGTATTGATCACGCTTTGGAAGCCGACAAAAGCAAATAAGATCGGGCTGATTGATCTGGTGAATAGACATCAGTATCCGATATTCAAAAGTCTGATCAGAGATTGTGCATCGGTAAATTATTCTACCTACCGTAGAATGCCATTAAGAAAATGTAGAAGTACAAAGAACGCATGCCTTGATTATAACGATTTCACTGAGGAATTGATCAAGGAGGTGCTGTAAATGGACATGAATGACGTCTTAAATAGCATCGGGCAAAAACCACAGCAGGAAAAAAAGAAGTCTGCTCCAAGAGTGCAGATGATCCATTACACAAAATTGAAACCAAGCCCCGATAACTTTTACGATACCGAAGGAATTGAGAAGCTTGCGGCTGCAATTAGAATCGCAGGAGAAATTAAGAATCCATTACGTGTAAGAAAGACAGATATTGACGAATACGAAGTAAATGAGGGCCACCGCAGGAGATTAGCAACAATCTACAACGTAGAAGAAATGGGAATGAATGAATTTGAATTTGTTCCATGTGTTGTAGAAGATACAACAACTACGATCGGCAAATTGAATTTGATCTTAAGTAATTCCACGCAGAGGGAAAGAACCGAATACGAAAAGATGCAGGAAGTGGAAAAGCTCAGGATCTTACTTGATCAGTACGCAAAGGAGAATGAGACAAAGATATCATCTACCGATATGCGTAAATTGATATCCACAATCTTAGGTGTTTCTGGAACAAAAATTGCACAATTAGAGAGCATTAACCGCAATCTTGTGGATAATGCAAAAGAGAAATTTGAAAAGGGTGAAATTCCAGTATCTGTTGCGAACGAAATGGCAACATTACCGCAGGAGGTACAGCAAGATCTTGCAGAACAAGAAGATGTTAAGCTGTCGCAGGTGAAAGAAATTAAAGAAGATTTCAAAGGAAAGACAAAATGTAAATATGATGATTCAAAGATTTGTCATACAAAGCTTATTGCGAAGCAGCAGGAGCATTTACAGACAAATGGACCATGTTCTGGTTGTTGTAGATTGTGTGATCATGCACATGGTTGCCGTTATCAGTGTGAGAATATGCCATCGGGATATGAAACAAAGCAACTGCCGGAAGTAACTGCGAAGTGTGCTTATAATCAGAAATATGAGTGCAACATTGATGAAATCATAGAGAAATACAAGCAAGACAGGAATATCGCAGAATGTCCAGGATGCTGTAAATTATGCGGCTATACATTTGAATGCGAGCATGTCTGTGAGAACGTGTTAGAAAACAAAAACATAACAGAAAACGACCTAAAGAGCGTAACGTTTACATTCCAAGACGTAAAAGCAACTCTTGGATATGTAAAGCAACAGATTCCAGAAACAAAAATGAACGATAAAGAGGCGATTACCAGATTAAAGGTAATGTCTGAATCTTTGAAAAAATACTTGAAAGAAATGGCAGTGATTGATTATGGCGAATGAAGGATGGGTAAAGATTTACAGGAGCCTTTCTGAACATTGGCTATGGGAGGACAAACCATTTTCAAAAGGACAGGCATGGATTGATCTCTTATTATTAGTCAACCACAGTGAAAAGAAAGCCCTGATTGATGGAAGATTAGAAACAGTAAGTACTGGTCAAACGATCACATCTACGAGGAAATTGTGTGATCGATGGGGATGGAGTAATACGAAAGTAAGAAACTTTTTAAAATTACTAGAAAATGAATCCATGATAAGTATAAAAAACGACAGTAAAAAAACGGTCATAAATGTAGTAAATTACAGTGTTTATCAAGAACACGAAAACAAAAAAACGACAGTCGAACGACAGACGAACGACAGTCAAGCGACAGAGAAACATACAAACAAGAATGAAAAGAATGAAAAGAATGAAAAGAATGATATAAGGCGGTTTACGCCACCTACATACGAGCAAGTCTCCAGTTATTGTTCGGAACGAAATAACAACGTTGACGCACAAAGATTTGTCGATCACTATCAAGCCAACGGTTGGATGCGAGGAAAAACGAAGATGAAAGACTGGAAGGCAGCAGTACGGTTCTGGGAACGTAGCAATGGTGGTGGATCAAAGACAAATAATAAAAATCTTGGTCATATGGATTGCGAAAGAGATTATGATTTTGGTTCTTTAGAGCAACAGTTGTTGAGAAAACAGCAGGAGGGAATGTAATGGCGATAGCAAAGTATGCAACAAAATCAATCACCGAGAATTTGATCACGTTTGAGATGATCGATGAAAAACTAAAAGACATAAAAGTTGGGAAAAAGATTAAGATGTGGATCCCTAGAAAGAAAACAGAGTATGATAAAAGTCCATACAGGATTGTGAAGGGAAAAGTAAAAAGGGTTCACAGAGATATGATTCTGGTTCAGGTGCAGAAAAGAGGACAACCGTGTTACAACGAATGTTTCCTGAAAAAAGAATTATACAATTGGCGTTATCAGCTTAGTTAAAACAAAAAAGAGACAAGAACCGGGGAAAGATTCAATGTCTCCAACTGCTAGTATAACATAACAGTTTGAGGGAGGTAAAGCATTGAGTTTTGAAGAGACAAAAACATATTTAGGAAAAATCAAACAGGTAGATAATGCGATTGATGCAATGATCGAGGATACAAAAAGCTATATGGATCTCGCGACAAAGACAACGGGATCCATTGACACCAATGCAGCGCCGTCCGCAAAAGAAAACAATGACAAGATGGCGGAGATCGTTGGAAAGATTGTTGATACAAAGAAAGCCATTAATTACAAGATAGATTGGCTGATCGATTACAAAAGAGATGTTTCAAAGAATTTGAGACAGATGAAAAACAAAGAAAGCGAGAAAATTCTTGTACTGCATTACATACGATACATGTCCATGGAAGATATAGCGGAAGAAATGGGATACAGCACAAGAACGATTTTAAGAAAACATAAGACAGCAGTCCAGGAATTAGATGCGATTTTGTCAGACTCTGACAAACGTTTTAGCTCTTTACCTGGCACTAAAACAAAAGAATCCTGATTTGAACAAAATTATTACAATTATGGTCAGGTAAAGAGTTGAGCCGTTTGGCTAATGCTACCAGATGTTTTTGTATACCACGCGAAACTAAAAACATAGCATCCTGGTTAACAAAGCAACAAAACACCAAAGCCCGGCATTTGCCGGGCGGAAAGGGGAAAAGATGCCGAAGACAGTATATACACAGGATTTTAAAAAAGATACGATCAAAAAGATGTTTCAAAGAAATTGGTCGATTAAAGAAACAGCACGAAGAATCGGAGTAAGTAAAAAGACAGTAGAAGTATGGAAATCAAATTTTCAATATATCGTAATGGATGAATTGAACAAGGAAAGAGAGATAGAAGAGTTGATAAAAGGAGGACCAGCACGGTGGCATCAAGTAAACAGCATCGCAGGATATTGGAAGTAAATGATAAGACACTAACAATCTATGTAACATTGTCTGAATCGATGTTATCCATGGATAAAAAACAGATTGACAATATTATATTGATGCAAGCACATGAAGCACTAAAACATGCGGAAAGGCGAAAGAGATGGAAATCATAAAATTTTTAGAGTATACAGAACACTTTAACGAAAAAAACGAAATAAGACCGAGATTGTTTTGCAGAGATGGCTTTAATATGAGTGTACAATGGAGCAATAATCATTATTGTGATCATTCGACAAAATACAATACAGTTGAGATTGGAATGCCAAGCGAAGTAGAACCGTTATTTCTGATGTATGCAGAAGAACCATTGGACGATCCAGAAGATGCGGTTTATGGATTTGTACCAGTAGAAGAAGTAGAAGAAGTGATCAAAAAACATGGAGGGCTTGCGCTGTTTTACACCTGGGGCAGATTATGAGAGGGGGAACATTATGACAAGAGAAGAAAAGGTATTGAGACTATGTGAGTATTGTAATGATCGCAAGTGCCAGATGTGTGAACTCTGGGAAGAATGTAAAAAAAGCATAGGAAAAGGCTTTGTAGAACTTGACGCAGAAGAAATTGATAGAATATACGAAAGAGCGTTTGGTACATCAATAACAAAGAATCTTACAGGCGTTATAAAAGAAGATCACGAGAGAACCAAAACAGTGTCTGACATCCTGGAAGAAGTAAAGCAGGAGATGTGCGTTTACTATTGTAAATATCCAACACAGGTAGGCAGCAGAGAAGATCTGTTTGCGGATGACAGTCCATGCATGACATGCCCATTAAATAAAATATAGAAAAATAAAAGTTGTCGTAGAATGTCACCTATAAGATGCGATATAGTGTAAAGGTAATAAATTGATAACGAAGCACACGAAATAGAAAAAACTGTTTCAGTGTGCTTTTTTCATGTCCAAAAAAGAAGGTGAGAAGAAATGAACACAGTGCAACCGATCAGGGACATGGATACGATCCTTGACATTGCAAGATATTTAAGAGAAAAAAGTGAACGAGATTATGTTATGTTCGTGATCGGTATTTATTCAGGACTTAGAATTTCAGACATCTTAAAACTGAGAGTCAGAGATGTCAGGGAAAAAGATCATATATACATGAGAGAGAAGAAGACAGGAAAAGAAAAGCGTTTCCTGATCAATAAGAACTTGAAGAAGACTTTAGAAGAATACACAAAAGGAAAAGATGATCTTGAATATCTGTTAGAAAATCCGAGGACACATAAACCAATCACAAGACAATGGGCATATGAAACGATCAAGGAAGCAGGAGAGAGGTTTGGAGTACACAACTTAGGAACTCACACGATGCGCAAGACATTCGGTTATCATATGTACCAGGCAACGAAAGACGCTGCAATGCTTATGAAACTGTTTAATCATGCTGACATTCATATCACATTGAGATACATTGGAGTGGAACAGGATCAGACAGATAAAGCAATATCAAAATTAAATTTTGGCATTTGATTTATTTATTTTTATACAAAAACATTTACTGTAATGGTCGGTGTTAAGTATAAGGAATAAAATCAGATGCCTTTTATAGTAGAGAAAAATAAAAGGCATATTTGCAAAATATAAGATATGTCAAGTCAAAAGAGAGAAGCGAAGCTAACTCAGTCGGTTAGAGCGGCGGCCTTATAAGCCGCTGGTGATGGGTTCGAGTCCCATGCTTCGCATCATCCAAGGACAGTAACTATTAACAGACTGGCAAATAGTCATACTTCATTTTTGTCAGAGTCTGACAAAGTCTTTGGATATTAACGTGGCAGTTGCAGGAACAGAAGCAAGATAAAAAAAGTGGATAGTTTCATCTCAATTAATCCTCCTTCCAAAGATTATAATTAGGCAATAATATAGGTTTTCATGCAATATTAAAATGCTTCTTCTGGTTCGAATCCAGATGCTACGGTTTTGTCAGAGTCTGACAAAGAAAGGATACACATGACAGAACATGAGATTACATACGTGAAGAAATGTATACGAGAAAACATACATCGTTTCTATACATGGACAAGATGGAAACAAATAAGAAAAGAAGTGCTAGAGTTGGACAAAGGAGAATGTCAGTTGTGCAAGCAACGAGGTATCTATACAAAAGCAACGACAGTGCATCACGTGAACTATGTGAAGAAGCATCCAGACAAGGCTTTGGATATCTGGTACACGTTCAGAGGTAAAAGAAAAAGAAACCTGATTAGTTTATGCCATGACTGTCATGAAGAAGTCCATGGATACAGAAAGAAAAAAAGAGAAAAACCATTGACGGAAGAGAAATGGTAAAAATGGAAACAGACACCCCCGGTCCGAAAAAATCGGAAATTAATTTGGCCTATGGAGACCGGTGGGTGGCCTAGACTTTCTAGATTTTTGTCTCACGCACGTGAAGGGGGTGGTCAAGATGGCAAAAAAACCGGTGAAATACGTCAGAATTAAATCTGATCTTATGGATCAAATGGAAAGAAATCAGACATATGGCGAACATTTTGAGGACCTTTTAAATGACTACATGTCACTTTACGAGATTAAAAATATGTTAATTAAGGATATTGAAAAGCGTGGGGTAACGGTAGAATATAACAATGGCGGCGGTCAGAAAGGGATCAAAAAAAATGATAGTATTGAACAGCTCTTAAAAGCAAACACACAGATGCTAAAGATTTTAAATGCATTAGGAATCAAAGCCGTCCAGGAAACGGATGGTGAATTTGACGATGAAGAACTCTAAGATCAATAAGCACATTCAAGAATGGATAGACATTGTTGAAAATGAAACGTATAAGGTAAGCAATGACCAGAAGCAACTTGTGGAACATATAAAGTGGTGCTTCGAGAACGAAGAAATATATACAGATGATGAACAATTAGAAAAGTACATAAGTCTGATCAAATATTTTCCGTACGAAATACTGATGCCGTGGCAAAAATTTGTGATAGGATTGCACGACTGCACCTATTGGAAAGAAACAGGCATGCCACGATGGCCAGATCTGTTTTGCCTGATTGGTCGAGGTGCTGGAAAAGATGGAACGATTGCATGGGAGTCTGTTTGTCTTGCATCACCATATAATTACAAGATCAGAGAATATGACGTTGATATTTGTGCAAATAATGAAGATCAGGCAATGCGTCCGGTGTATGATATCATCAATGCATTTGATGAACCGAAACACAGGAAAAAGTTGAGACGATTTTTCCACTGGACAAAAGAACAGGTAAGATCATTAAGAACAAAAGCTACGATCAAGGGTCGGACGAACTCACCGAAGGGGAAGGATGGCTTAAGATCTGGTATTTGTATTTTTAATGAGGTACATCAGTATCAAGATTATAAAAATATCAATGTATTTACGACAGGTTTAGGAAAGAAAAAACACCCAAGACGATCTTATTACACGACAAATGGAGATGTGCGTGAAGGTGTCTGCGATGATCTGATTGCAAAATCAGAAGAGATCCTTTTAGGAAATGAACAAGATTATGGCTTACTGCCTTTTTTGTGTCGGCTTGATTCAAAAGAAGAAGTACACGATGAGAGTAATTGGACAAAAGCAAATCCAAGCTTACCATATTTCCCAGATTTACTAGAAGAAATCAGGAAGGAATACAGGGATTGGTTAAAAAATCCAGAAAGATTGTCTGCGTTTATGACAAAACGTATGAATATTCCAGACGGAGCTAGTGAAATCAAAGTTACAGACTGGGAAAACATAGCAGCAACAAAAATAGAAATTGCGAACGTACATCGTTGGATGTGTACATGTGGAATTGATTTTTCTAAGGTAACTGATTGGGCATCCGTGAATCTACATTTTAGAGATGGAGATCTAAGATATGATATATCTCACTCCTGGATGTGTCTTAATTCGAAAGATATCAGCCGCTTGAAAGTGCCATGGAAAGAGTGGGCAGATCAAGGACGATTGACCTTGGTTGATGATGTAGAGATACATCCACAGCTTTTAACAAATTACATCCAGGACATGAAACAACAATATCAAATCCAGATGGTTGCAATGGACGATTTCCGGTATGCCCTTTTAAGTAAATATCTTGAGATGATAGGATTTGACAAAAAGACATATAAAAATCTGAAACTGATTCGCCCGACAGATATTATGAGGGTTGTGCCGGTGATTGATCACTGTTTTGTGAATCAGTGGTTTCGATGGGGCGATGCTCCAGAACTACGATGGGCAACAAATAATACCAAATTGGTGAGACATAACCGCAAGATAGGACAAGCTGATGATATGGATTTTGGAAATTTTGTTTATGGCAAAATTGAAGCGAAGTCACGAAAAACAGATCCATTTATGGCATTAGTTGCAAGCATGGTAGTCGAGGACGTATTGCCAGAGAAAGCGATCACGACGACACCTAAGATTAAGATTTATAGCTATTAAAGGAGGTGATGCAGCAGTGGGATTCAAAGACTGGTTGATACAGAAACTTGCGCCACCCAAGACCGTAACGGTTGAGGAACTCATAAAAGATGAGGATGTGCAGCAGGCGGTCAACGAGTTGTATTTAAAAGAATTAGCATTTTGGACATGTGTGAATAAAATCGCAAATGCTTTATCAAAATGTGAATTTAAAACATATTACAAGAATACAGAAAAGAAAGAAAAGGAATGGTATCGCTGGAATGTCGAACCAAATCCAAACCAGAATGCGACAGCATTTATTAACAAACTGATCGGTACCTTATACCGCAGGAATGAAGCACTGGTTGTAGAAATCAATGGAGCTCTTTACATCGCAGATTCTTATCAAAAAGAAAGGTATGCATTGCGTGACTATGAGTTCAAAAACGTTCTGATCGATGATTATACATTGTCAGACACGTTTTACATGTCAGATGTATTTTTCTTTGAATTAAACTCAAAGGATGTGAAAAGATATATTGACAATATGAACGCATCATACAGCAAATTAATGAGTTGTGCGTTTAAAGCTTACCAGAAATCACGAGGCAGCAGAGGAATCCTGAACATTAGCGCTATGGCGCAACAGGCGCAAAACTTTGATGAGACGTTTGCGACTCTGATGAGCGAACATTTTGCAAATTTCTTTAAACAAGACAATGCAGTGCTTCCGTTGTTTGACGGTTATTCTTATCAGGATATCAGTCAGAACAGTAAAACATATTCGACAGAAAACACAAGAGATATCAAGGCTCTGGCAGATGATACATTTGAGTTCACTGCGAGGGCTTTTTCATTTCCACCAAGCCTTGCGAAAGGTGATGTACAAGACACCAGTAAAGCGGTGGATGAACTTCTGACTTTTGTGATTGATCCATTGGCGAAGATGATCACGCAGGAGATCAACAGAAAAGAAGGAGGGTATATCAATTTTTCACAAGGGAACTATGTGAGGATTGATACAACAACAGTAAAACACATTGATATATTCGACATTGCAACACCAATTGACAAGCTGATCAGCTGCGGAGCATTTAGTGTAAATGATATCCTTGAACTTCTTGGAAAGCCAAGAATTGACGAGGACTGGGCAAACCAGCATATCATCACAAAGAATTATGCAAACGTAGAAGATGTGCTTGACGCAATGATCGAGACAGGAGGGAATATTGGAACCTAAAACGTATTGGCGGTTGGAACCGTCACAACAGGCAGCAGGACCAACCAAATTGTATCTGTATGATGATGTGACTAAATACGGAGGATTTGACTGGTACACCTGGTCATACAGCGAGTCGGAAACATCTGCGAACTATTTCAAGGAAGCATTGGAAGAAATCCAGGATGGTTCAGAAATTGAATTACATATCAACAGTAATGGCGGTTCTGTATCAGAAGGTACTACAATCTACAATTTGCTGAAACAAAAAGATTGCACAGTTACAGGAATTGTAGACGGAGTAGCACATAGTATTGCATTCCTGATCTTACAGGCATGCGACAAACGAATCATGAATCTTGGCACATCTGCACTTGTGCACAACATGTGGATGGAATGTTACGGAAATGCGGAACAGTTGCGAAAATATGCAGATGACCTTGATGCATTGATGGAATCAAACCGGCAGGTATTCCTAGAACGTGCAACGATCGACGAGGCTACACTACAGGAGCTTATGGATGCAGAAACTTATCTGACGCCAGATAAAGCATTAGAGTATGGACTGATCGATGAAGTTGCGACATCACAACAGAAAGATAACGGAGAGGCTCAACAGAAGGCAATGATGCAGCAGCTCCAGGCAATGCGGCAGCAGATGAATATGCAGACATCGTTTAAAGAAGATCTAAAAAAACTACAGCAAGGATTGAAAGATCCAGAACCAAAAGAGCCAGTAAACAAATTTAAGAAATTTTTTGGAGGGAAATAATGGCGATTAAAAATTTAGACATGTTAGAAACAAAAAAACAGGAAATCTTACAGCTGATGCATGAAGCAATGCAGCAGGATGACCTGAAAGCATTTGACAATGGATTTATGCAGTTATGTGAGAACATCCAGGAAGCAGTGCTGACACAGGCAAGAACAGAGTTCAGACAGAGCAATGATGCCGTAGTACTTGCAACAAGAGGAGTCAGACAGCTGACAACGACAGAAAAAGAGTATTATCAAGCTGTTATTGAGGCAATGAAATCAAACGATCCAAAACAGGCACTTGGAAATCTTGACGTTGTAATGCCGGAAACAATTGTTGATTCTGTATTCAATGATCTGGAAACCAATCACCCATTGTTAAGCAAGATCCAGTTCACAAGCGTGACAGGACTTACAAGAATGATGATGAATACCAATGGATTCCAGAAAGCAGCATGGGGCAAATTAACAGATAAGATTATTCAGGAACTTGAATCAGGATTCAAAGAGGTTGACGTAACGCAAGACAAATTATCTGCATTTATTCCAATTTCTAAAGCGATGCTAGACCTCGGGCCAGAATGGTTAGATAATTACATCAGAACAATCCTGTATGAAGCACTTGCGAACGGATTAGAAGATGGAATTGTAAACGGAACTGGAAAAGATGAACCGATCGGAATGACAAAACAGGTAGGGGATAACGTTACAGTAACCGCCGGTGTGTATCCAGACAAAGCTGTTGTAAAAATCACAAAATTTGACAACATCCAGTTAAACAAACAGGCTGCAATCCTGGCACTAAATGAAAAAGGAGAGTCTAGAACAGTAACAGACCTGATCCTTCTCGTAAACCCAAGTGATTACTACAGCAAGGTCATGCCGGCGATCCAGTACCCGGCACCAAACGGTGGATACGTGTCAGCACTTCCATTTGATATGAATATTATGCAGAGTGCAGCGGTGCAAAAAGGAAAAGCTGTTTTTGGAATCGCAAACCTTTACTTTATGGGAGCAGGAATGGGCAATAATGGAAACATTCTGTATTCTGACGAATACCACTTCCTGGAAGATGAAAGAGTGTATCTGATCAAGATGTACGCTCATGGATTCCCTATTGACAACAATGCATTTATTGTATTTGACATTAAAGACTTACAGCCGGCTTATTACAAGATCGAAACAGTGACAAATACAGCAGATGTAGACGACGCAACGCTTGCAGATCTGAAATTCTCCAACAAGAAATTTAACGAAACATTTGCCGCAGGAACCACAGCATACACTGTGACAACCACAGATGCAGGTAATACGATCACAGCACTGCCAGCGGATGCAACAGCAGATGTTGAGATTGAATTTAAGACTAAGAAGTATCCAAACGGAACAAAACTGACATGGGATGCTGGAGAAAACACTGTAAAAGTTATTGTAACTGATGGCGCAGAGACAAAAACATATACGATCACAGTCACAAAAGAATAGGTAAAAGCCTATGGAACAGTTAATTGAAGACGTAAAAAACTACCTAGATATAACATGGGATATGGATGCCAGTGAGACTCAAAAACTCACTGGCATTATTACCAGAGGGAAAGCAGCGCTCGAAGGAAAAATTGGTACATGCGATTTTGAAAACGAAACAGTAGAAAAACAACTATTGTTAGATTATTGCATGTATGCAAGAAGCGGTGCATTAGATGATTTTTGGAACAATTACAAAAGTGAGATCATTTCGTTACAGATCGGAAGGTGGGCAGATGCCAAGAATAAAGAATCATAATTTCGTTACATTCAACGACGGCATCTTACAGATCTGTGAGCTGTCGGAACGAAAGATTGTGAAGACAAAAATGGACAGAGTTCGCTATGGAGACATGACAGTCGGCATCAAACGTTTCTGGGATGCAAAGGTTGCAGGAAACGACATAGAGAAAACGGTAGCAATTCCAAAGATTTCAGATATATCAAGGATGGACCTGATCTTGATCAATGGAAAACAATACAAGATAGAGCAGATACAGGATAAATTCGATCAGATGCCGCCGTATCTGCTCTTATCATTATCAAGATCACCAATTGCGTATAAGGATGTGAGATAGTGGAAGCAAAAGATTTAGGAAAAGCAATCAGAAAAGAGCTGCAAAAATACGCAAAAGTTGAAAAGAAAATACTGAATGAAGCAGTAAAGCAGGCAACAAAAGAAGCAGTGAAAGAATTAAAAACAACATCACCTAAAAAAACAGGAGATTATGCAGGAAGTTGGAGAAGTAAAACAGAGAAGAAGACAACAGGAGATTCTTCCACGATCTATGCAGGAAACGGAGAATACCGTCTGACTCACCTACTTGAAAAAGGTCACGCAAAACGTGGTGGCGGTCGTGTATCTGCGATTCCACACATCAAAAAAGTAGAACAAAAGGCAATCAAGAAGCTGGAGGAAGAGGTGGTAAAAGGATGATGAGCAAAGAAAGACTGGAAGAAATGCTTGCAGAAACAGGGCTTTCGTTCCAGTACCATCATTTCACGGAAGAAAACGCAGTTGATCCGCCGTTTATTGTATGGATAAATGAAGAAAGCGCAAATTTCTATGCCGACGGTGTCGTGTATGCAGTAATCGACGCTGTGAGCATTGAACTATATACAGACGAAAAAGATCATAAGCTAGAAGAAAGAATCGAAGAGATATTTAAAAACTATAACGTATCCTGGGAAAAGGAAGAAACGTACATCGATAGTGAACAGATGTATGAGGTCCTTTACCAGATGGAGGTGTAAAAAATGAAAAAAGGTAAAAACAAGATTAAGTTCAATTTGAAAAATGTGCATTACGCTGAGATTACGGAAACTGAGGGGAAAATAACATGGGGAACACCAGTCGCAGTTCCTGGGGCCGTATCATTATCATTAGATGCAGAAGGAGACACAAGTACATTTTACGCAGACGGAGTAGCTTATTATGTATCTGTCACCAATAACGGATATTCTGGAGATTTAGAAATGGCGTTGATTCCAGATGATTTTAGGACAGGAATCTTAGGAGATACAAAAGATACAAAAAATGTATTGACAGAGAATGCAGATGCAACAGTTAAATCGTTTGCTCTATTGTTCCAGTTTGACGGAGATGTCAATGGAATACGTCATGTTCTGTACAACTGCAAGGCAACACGCCCAACAATCGAAAGTGAAACAAAAGAAGACACGATCGAACCAAAAACAGAGACATTATCATTAACAGTTTCTCCGTTGGCAGACGGAAGAGTTAAAGCAAAAACAACAGACGAAACAGACGAGACAACTTATAATGGATGGTTTAACAACGTGTATGAAGCGCCAGAAGTTGCAGCGTAAAGGAGTGATCAGATGGAAAAGACAGTAAAGATTGACGGGAAAAACGTCAGATTAAAGTCCAGTGCTGCGATTCCACGGATGTATCGGAATATATTCGGGAAAGATATATTCAAAGACATGATGGCGCTGAAAAAGGCAATGGATCGAAAGAAAAAACAAGGGGACGAGCTCCCGGTTGAAAATTTGGAAATGTTTGAAAATATTGCATACATTATGGCAAAGCATGCAGATCCGAGCCGTGTACCGAACGATATTGGAAAGTGGTTAGATCGCTTTGAAACGTTTTCGATTTATCAAATTCTTCCAGAAATCTTTGAATTGTGGAATCTGAACAACAAGCAGTTGGAACATGCAAAAAAAAAGAGCGCGACATTGATCGGGAAGTAACAACAGCGTTGTTTCTTTTAAGATGTGTCCAAATCGGACTATCCATGAACGATTTGGAAGAACTCACAATAGGAATGATCATGGATATGGCGGTTGAAAATAAAAATGATGATTATGATTATCCAGACAAAGCAGGACAGGAAGACTTTAACAGATTCTAAGCGACTACTTTGCGGATAAAATCATACACATCGTTTCGAATATTAAATAAAAGCAAAGAAAAAAGACATCGGAAGGTGTCTTTTTTTGATGCGATTTTGAGGACAACAGATGGCAAGAGGAAGAAATATAAAAGGAATCACGATTGAATTAAACGGTGATGCGACAGGACTCGATAAAGCACTTTCTGGAATTAATGGGAATATTAGCAGTCTCGAAGCTCAATTGAAAGATGTTGACCGTCTGTTAAAACTTGATCCAGGAAACACAGAATTATTAAGGCAGCAGCAGACACTTCTAGCGCAGGCAGCAGAAGAAACAAAAAACAAACTGGAGATGCTGAAAAAAGCAAATGATGAAGTGTCAAAATCTGCGGATAATTACGACGCATGGAAAGCAAAGTATGATCCAATCCAGAAAGAAATATCGGAAACAAAAACAAAATTAAAGGAATTACAAAACGAACAGCAGAGCATGAAAGACGCAGGAGAGGTAAATACAGATGCGTATAATGCACTGCAAAACGAGATAACAGAAACAAAAACCAAATTATCCGGATTAAAAACCGAAGCCAAACAGGTAACCGAAGAATTTGGAACGCCAATCAATCCGGAACAGTACAATGCGCTGCAACGAGAGATTGTTGCGACACAACAAAAACTGGAGCAGCTAGGCGAAAAATCCGAAACGGCATCAGAAAAACTCGGAGGAATTGGAAAAAGCATAAACGCTCAAACGATCATGATGGCTGCGGAAAACCTGAGCGCAGTTGGAGAGAAAATCAAAGAGGTTGGATCAAGTGCGGTAGAATCTGCAAATGATATGCAGAGTGCCCAGCAAAAGATAGCGGCGAATCTTGATGTGTCGAAGCAAAAGACACAGGAGTATGGAAAAGCTGCTCAAGAAGTATTTGAACAGGGTGTTGTAGAAGATGCAAACGAAGCAGCAGATGCTATCATCGCAGTAAAACAAAATATGTCAGATCTGAACGATACAGATCTTTCGAAGGTTGCTGGACAACTTGCGATAATCTCCGAAAGAACCGGAACAGACGTAAAAGAAAACACAGTCGCTGTTGGAAAACTGATGAAAAATTTTGGCTTGTCGAGCAAAGAAGCAATGGATTTGCTGGCGGCCGGGTATAAAAACGGATTAAACTCATCCGATGATTTTATGGACACAATCAACGAGTATTCGCCGTTATTCAAAACAGCAGGATACTCAGGAAAAGAAATGTTCCAGCTCCTGAAAAACGGAATGGAAAACGGAGCGATGAACACAGATAAGGCAGCAGATGCCTTGAAAGAGTTTCAGATTCGCTTGGGTGATGGAACATTTAAAGGGAATATCAATAACTTTTCATCCAATACAAAGAAAGTGTTTGGAGAATGGGAAAAGGGAAAAGCAACAGTCAAGGACGTTGCTGCAAGCGTCGGGAATGACCTGAAAAAGATGTCACCAAAAGAGCAACAAGAAGCCTTATCCACACTATCAACACAGTTTGAAGATTTAGGCATTGATGCATCAGTTGCTCTGTTCGGAGTCGGAAACGACTTTGACAATGTAACGGGAAAAGCGAAGGAGATGAGCAAGCAAACACCAGGAGAGAAATGGGAAGGAGCACTCAGGAAGCTACAGGACAGTTTGATTCCGATTGGAACACAAATTGTTACAGCTCTACAACCTATTGTTAATGTTATATCAACAATAGCACAGGCGTTCGGATCATTACCAGGACCGATACAAACGGTCATTATAGCAATTACAGGATTGATTGCACTGTTTACGACACTAGCGCCAGCGATAGCTGCGATCATGACGATTTTTACAACGTTTTCGGCCACGGCGCTTGTACCGTTCTTGCCGATCATAGCTGGAGTGATCGCAGCTATTACCGCAGTAATAGCAATCATAAGAAACTGGAGTACGATTACGACATTTCTTGGCAATGTATGGAATGCTGTAAAAAGCGCTGTATCAAATGCAGTAAATGCAATAGGCAGTGTAATTATGACGGTGTTCGGTGCAATGAAAACGTTTGTATCCACGGTATGGAATGGAATCAAGACAGCGATCACAACGGCAGTTAATGCGATCAAGACGGTGATTACAACAGTATTCAACGCAATCAAGACGGTTGTAACTACAGTATTCAACGCAGTTAAGACAGTAGTTACTACAGTATGGAATGGAATCAAGACAGCAATCACAACAGTAGTCAATGCCATTAAAACAGTAATTACCACAGTATTTAATGGAATAAGAAGTGTAATCACAGCTGTAACAAGCACGATTAAAAGCGTAGCAGTTGGAGCATTTACAAAAATGAGATCAGGGATCAAGACGGTTGTTTCAACGTTAGCCGGAATCGTGAAAGGTCCATTTAATACAATTAAAGGATTTATACTCGGCCTTGCAAGATCCGCCTATCATTGGGGATCTGATTTCATTAACGGCTTAAAAAACGGAATCTTTTCGGGAATCAATAAGATTGTAGAAGGAGTCAAAGGATTAGCTGGGAAGATCAGAAGCTTCCTACATTTCTCACGGCCAGACGAAGGACCATTAAGAGATTACGAGACATGGATGCCGGACTTTATAGACGGACTTGCAAAAGGAATTGACAAGAATGTGCATAAGGTAAAAGATGCAATGCAAAGCGTTGCGGATCAAATGAACACAGGTATCACAACAAACCTGAACGGATTACAGCCAGCAGGAGCGAGTGTGAATCTGAACAATGCAGTAACTGTACAAGTTGGCAATCATGAATTTGACGCATACATCGTCAAAACGGCAGAAAAAGGAATTAATAACAACAGGATCACAAGCAACAGATTCAGAGGGCGTTGATCTTGTCAGACTCTGACAAAGATAGGAGCTAAAACATCATGTATTTGATAAAGAGAAACAAAAAAACAAACACAGAAGCCGGGGTACTGGTAAAAGAAAGGCCAGCGATCCCGGCACCAGAGTATCGTCATGAAACGATAGACATACCAGGAAGAGACGGGGCACTGTACTCAGAAGAAGAATTTGTTGGCGACATTACGATCAAGATCACATTCGTATTTGCAGCTGATCCTGCAAAATGGCAAGACCTTTTTCGCAAGGCGAGGAGATGGCTGCTTGATAAAACGGACAACAAGTTAATTCTTGAGGACATGCCGGGCTATTATTACAAAGTGAAACATACAACAATAGGCAACTCGGAGCGAGAAGTAAAACAGGTAGGAGAATTTGAAACTGAATTTATCTGTGAAGGACATCAGTATCTTGCTTCTGGAACTTATGAGTACGAAAAACAAGAAGTGCTCTACAATCCTTATTCAGTTTCGCATCCAACGTATCTGATCACGGGAAACGGCAGATGTACATTAACAGTGAATGGAAACGAATTTGCAGCTGAGGTTGGTCAGAATGTAACAATTAACACTGACCTGATGCTTGCGTACCGACAAGACGGAAGAATGATGAATACATCCGTCACAGGAGATTACCAGGAACTGTACTTAAAAGAAGGGGATAACACAATAGAGATAACAGAAGGATTTGGCTTGAAGGTTATACCAAACTGGAGGTGCTTATGATACAAATTTATAAGCCAGATAATACGAATTTTGATAAAAACGGAGACATGACATTGATGCCGTCTAAAGCAATTGTACACACTGTTTTGAATGGGACGTGGACGGCAGAACTGTCGCATCCGATCGATGCAGACGGTCGCTGGAAATACATTGAAGATGAGGCAGTAGTAAAAATGCCAAGCTTTAACGGAGATCAGTTGTTTAGAATCCGAAAAAAAGAAAAATTAGACTCGCAGATAACGGCATCACTTGAACCGATCTTCATGGACGCAAAAGATGATTGCTTCCTGGTAGATGTAAGACCAACGATGAAAAACGGTCAAGAAGCTTTGGACATCATGACAGCGGCAAACAATAAGTACTCTGCAAGCTCTGATATCCCCTGGGCATCAGTTGCGCATTATGAATATATGAATTTAATCGAAGCTATCAACGGCGACGATGAAAACTCGTTTATAAATCGATGGGGCGGCGAGATCTTGTTTGATAATCATACGGTGATTATCAATAAAAGAGTTGGCGGCGATTATGGCGTAGAATTGAGGTATGGGAAAAACATAAAAGCGGATGGACTGACAGAAGAGATCGATACCAGAAATGTTGTAACTAGAATTTACCCAAAGGGATACGATGGAGTAACGATGTCTAATCATGGTTACGTAGATTCGCCACTAATAAATAACTATCCAACAGTAAAAAGTGCGACAATAACATTTGATAATGTGCGAATGAAAGATACGACAAAAGAGGAGGAAAACTTAAAACAGCTTGGGAAACTGCAAGTGAAGCTTGTTGCAAACGGCGTCAAAGAAAGAACGTTAAGAAGAAAGCATCAATTGAATAAGGTAAAAGAGGCTGATTACGAGAAACAGCTGGATGAGATCTTGACAGAAAGAAATGAGATCAAAAAGGAGATTGAAGATCTTAAAGCAAAAGGAGAAGAAGAAGAACAGGAAGCAATGGATGAAGCGATCAAAGAAGGATGGACAGTGTGCGAGACACAGGAAGAACTTGACGCTGCATTAACAAAAGAATGCAACGATCAGTTTGACCTGGGACTCGATGAGCCAACAATAACAATTGATGCCGATATGATCCTTTTGCAAAACACAGATCTGTACAAAGACTACGCAGTGCTTGAAGAAGTGTCGCTTGGAGACACGATCCCATGCAGACATTGCAAACTGGATATTAATACAGATGCAAGAGTTGTAGAAATGAAGTACGACTGCATCAAGAAAAAAGTAACATACGTAGTTTTGGGAGATTTTGAAAAACAATCAAATTACTTTGACGATGTTGCAGCAAGCATCAACAAGATCGATGAAGCAATTCGGCCAGACGGATCACTTGTTGCAGAAAAAATAAAAGGATTTATTAATGGAGCAATGACAAGTCTAAGAGCCCAGTACAATGTTGCAAAGAAACAAGATGTCATGGCAGTTCTGTTTGAAAACCTAGACGAAAGCAGTGAAACGTATGGAGCACTTGCAATTGGAACACAAGGGCTGATGATAAGCAAAAGACGAACAGCAGACGGAAAAGACTGGGACTGGACGACAGCGATCACAGCAGCAGGAATGATCGCAGACACGATCGTAGCTGGATTGTTAGCAGATCAGACAGGAAGAAACTACTGGAATTTAAATACTGGAGAATTTGTTGCAGGTAATGCAACAATAAAAAATTTATCTGGAAATGACTCGATTGAGATCGCGAACGCGATCATGAAAATTGTAAATAATAAATACTACACAGGAAGAATCGGATCAAACAATTTACGAGATCACGAAGATGTGACGGGACTTGTTTTTGAATTAGAAGATGGCGACTATATGTTCTGGGGAACAAAAAACAGTGATGGTTCGGGGTATACGCCGATCATGGTGTACACTAGAGGAAAATACACAGGATTGACAGGAAAAGCATTAAATGTACTGTGTGATTTTGACATGAAAGGGAACAAGATTTTGAACGCCAAGATAGACGGTGGTTACAATGGGACAATTCAGTATGTCAGGAAGATTACGCAGGATTCGTCTGGAGGACTAAAGGCGGACAATGCTGGTCTCGTTGTAGAAAATGGAATCATCACAGGTACTGTAGGATAGGAGAGAATATGGTAAATAAAAAAATACAGTTAGATTTTACTGAGGAAGGACTTCGGGAAAAAATAGAAGTTGTTCAAGGTGATACAGGCAGAGTTTTGTTATGCAATATAATTGGCGTTGACATGACAAACGTATCGGCACGTTTTTATGCGGTTAAAAAATCCGGAAAGGAAATTTACAATAATTGTACGGTATCCAAAAATACTGTAACGATTGAACTTACAGAACAGACACTTGCAGAAGTTGGAATTGTCAAATGCCAATTAGATCTAAGAAAAGGAGATCAAAAGGTCCAAAGCTTTATATTTGACATCGACGTAACAGCTTCACTGATGGCACAATCAGAGTATTTATCATCGGATGAGTATAAGGTTGTTGATGATCTTGCGGACAAAGTTGAAAAAAACGAAAACAAAATCGCAGAACTTGACGATAAAAAAGCAAATAAAGACGACTATGGGTCACCGCTGAAAGCAAAGACAGTTGCAGAAATGACTGATAAGAAAAAAGTGTATGTCTACGTCGGTACAGAAACGGGATATATCAATGGCAATTGGTACACATGGGAAGAAACGGCATGGGTTTCTGGAGGAGTGTATAATAGCGCGGCGATCCAAACAGATGAAACACTTACGCAATCAGGCAAGGCAGCAGATTCGGCAATAGTTGGGCAGCAGATTGGCTCGCTAAAGGAATCTTTAAAAGATATCAATGTTGAAACAGACAAAACATTAACCGAAGAAGATAAACCAGCAGACGCAAAAATGACCGGGAAAAAAATTTCAGAATTAAGTAAAAATATTGAGGATGAAAAAAATAAAAATGTTGTAACTTTGATCAGTAAAGAAGATTTCAAAGTCATAGAAGATTCTGAGGAAATCACTGATGAGAATAAGCTATATTCTTTTAATTCTGCTTTTAGTGCTAATTTTATCAGCAGCACAAATAACAAATACCTCTTAAGTGTAGATGATAGTGGACAGTTTACAGCAAATTTTGTAAAAGAAAATACTGAAAAAATATTGTTGTCTGCTTTTAAAATAGAAAGCTTTCCAGAAGTCAGTAACATTATTTATGTTTCACTTGGACGACAACCAGAAAATGATGTAACACTGCAAATTACAAGTGATTCAAATGTAATATTATCGGCTACAGAACTTACATTTACAAAAGAAAACTTTTTTATTCCACAGCCTGTTTCAATATCAAGCAATACTAAAACAACTAGCATTGTAAAAATTATCGGAAAAGAAACAGCAACAATAGACTTGATTGTGTCTGGAAATATTAGGTATCTGTTTAGGAACGGTCAATATGCGAGTGATATAACTGTAACAACCGATGTGGGTTATGGCGGTACGTATTCAATTTCAGATAATTTAATAACACTTGGTGGAACAATTGGATTAATATTATCTGGGGTAAATTTAAAAAATGGGGATACAATTATCGTTAATTGTACAAATGCTAATGATAGTAGTGCACACTATACGGCATTACAAAACGGAGGTACAATGTTGGTAACAAGAAAAGCTTCTGATTTATATGCAGATATACAATTAAATGGAAATGCACAAATACAATACACAAATACAACAGGTAGCACAATACCAGATATAACTATCAAAAATAGTTTTACTAAATTTAAAGGAGACTCTATAAGAGTTATTGAGGTTTAATATTATGATTATAGATAATATACTTGGTCTTTCAAAAATCAATGTTGATTCAAAAGATTATATGAACACAGAACATCCAATCGTATTTGTAAGAGATTTCTTGACAACTCAGAATATCGGGAAAAATATTCTTATTAAATATTATGTTTCTGATTACAACAATAGCGACTGGATAAAAAATGAATATAATTCAACATTTACGGTTGAAATTGAAATAAATGGTAGAACATATAAAAAGACTACATACGCAGGAGAAAGTTCTATCGTCATTGATGGAATAAACACAGAGGGAGAATACATCTATTCGATAAGAGCTATTGACCAGAACGGAATTAGTAGTCCAACGCAGTTTTTTAAGATTTTGATAACAGATGAAACTATTACAGAATCCGATATTTATATAATGAGAGATTCTGATTTGTCTACATATTCCATCACAACAGGCAATATTACAGATGTTGAAACCGCAAAGCAGAACAAAACCGGGTTGACAAATCTGTTTAGTGCAATAAAAAACGATGGGTATAAGCAAATAACACTTAAAAATGCGACTTACATGGTAGATTATCACGGAGATAATATTGTTTTTCCGTCCGATTTTACGATTGATCTAAATGGGTCAACAATTAAAGTATTGGCTTGCACAGATTTAAACGGTGGGCAAGTGGCACTCATGAAAAACTGTAAAAATACACACATTATAAATGGGAATATCTATGGAAATGCTGACGTGTTTAATGCAGATGCTACGAAAGCAAACACTAAATATAATGTTCCTGGGGAATGGCTTTCAGTGATTGATATGCAATCATGTAGCTATTGTTCTTATGAAGATATTAATGTTAAATATCCAGTCGGATACAATCTTGATTTTGGAATGGCAAGTGATAAAGGAGTAAGTGATGGATATTTAACTTTTGAAGATAATACATATATAGATACAAATGGAGAAGCAAAAACAACAGCAAAATCTATAGCAACCAGTGACTTTAAAGAAATGGTAAAAACTAAACAATATGATTTATTTAAAGTTGCACGTTATTTAGGATATAGTGGATTTTCTGGGAATAATTCTGTTATATATGTACATTTTTATGATGATAAGAAAACTTATATTAAAACTGTAAAAAGTAGACAGTATCTTGATATTAAAAATGTTACAAATGCTAAATATATTAGAGTAACAGCATTCGGAACGGCAGAAAGCCTAAAAAATCAGCTTGTACTTCACGGACTTGGAAGTACATATAATTGCTATGTTAAAAACTGTAGTTTTAGCAATTCGAGAACTTGCTTGTTCCATCCAACAATATGTAATAATATCGCAATTGAAAATTGTACTTTTGAAAATGTTTGTACTGAAATATTAAAGTATCCAGTTACAACAATGGTCGCTGACTTTGAAGATGGATGGTTAAATTGCCAAAATGTTTTTGCCAGAAACAATTCGTTAAAAAAAGATGATGTATCAATAGTAATGGCGATCACTGGTTGGAATTTCAACTTTGAAAAAAATAACGGATTTAGTTATACAATTCGTGATGGAATATTTGGACTGAATATAAATGGGAATATGGCTAAAAGTTTTGATCTGAGTATCTCAGATGTTAAATATAAACAGAATTTTATTCTAGTGAAAAATTCTTGTTTTACTGATAGTATGATGTATCGGTACAGTGGCTCGGCGAACATGGCAGAGAAAATAGAAAGAGTTGCATACAAAGCCTTAACTAGTACAAGTCAGAATGTAACAGTGATAAAAAACAAGTCAGCAATAATTAACTAAAGCAGGCTTTACGTTAGGAATAGTATTAAATACAGATATAAAGCATAAAAAATAAGAAAAAAATAGAATATGTTTCACATGTAGGGTATGATACTTATAATAGAGAGGATTGCTGATTACAATAGTTAACAGCATTGATATTGATGATTTTATAATTAAGAACGATGAAAGGGGGAGGTATGCAATTATATGGATGTTCATTAAAGATAAGAAATGTATAGATGATGATAAATGAAAATAATTATTTAGGAGAAAATTATATGTCAAGAAATGTACACACTGAAGAGATAATGGAAAATACAGAAAAAGAATATCATATTGATGATAAAGCTGAAATTATAAGATATATGGATTTCAGTAAGTTTATGAATATATTAATTAAAAAGGAAGTGTTTTTCTGTAATGCTGAGAAATTTGAAGATAAATATGAGGGTGAAGTTCCAAACGGATTTTATAATTTATGGAGCGATAAAAAGAAGCAATTTTATAAAGAAAGAGATGAGATATTAAATAGAGTAGCTTATATTAATTGCTGGAATAATTTTGAAGGTGGGGAAAATTATGCAATGTGGAAATTATATACTCATCCGGATACAGGTGTAGCAATTAAAACAACAGTTGGACATTTGAGAAAAGCACTTAATGATTCGAGAGTTGAGATATATAAAGTGAAATATTTGGATTCATTTGATGACGGACATAAAACTTTAGAACTTCCTTTTTATGATCATACTGAAGATTTTGTCTGGGAACATGTAAAAGAAGCATGTAAATATCGTGCGTACGAATATGAAAATGAGATCAGAGCACTATATTATGATGAAAATGACGATAAGATAGGAAAAAATATTAAAATTTCAGTGGATACATTAATAGATGAAATATATATTAGTCCTTATGCACCAGTGTGGTTTGAAGAATTAATTAGAGATATAGTAAATAATCCTGAATACGGGTTAGATAGCGTAGATGTGAATAAGTCAAGTATTTCTTTTAGATAGAATCTAAATTTAAAGGCATTCGGAAGAATGTCTTTTTTAACGTCTAAAAGTATCACAGAACAAAAAAACATCCTAAAAAAATGTGCAGAAGTAAGGAAAATATAAAAATTTTATAGAAATCAGAGAAAGGTCAGTATACTATTAGTTTTATATAAAAATTTAGAATTGCAAAATACAGTCTTAGAGATTACAATTATATCAAGATTAAAAAATGAGCAGGAGGATTTCTGTTTGAAAGGATATAAGGTAAGAAAATATTTTATATATTTCGTGATAGGAATTTTGATATTTGTTATTTTAGGACTTGTGATATCATGCGTAATATACAAGATAACAAAGATATCATTTAGTGATATCAACACTATGGTAGCTAGTGCATTAGGGGCAGTGATTACGCTGGCTGGGATTATAATAACAATTAAAGAAACTAATAAACAGAATAAAAAAATGCATGAAAATCAGATTAAAGCATATGAACAATCATTAGAAGATTTGAGAAATAAAGAAGTTATGCCGTATTTTTTTCTATATAAAATTGATAAGAATGATTCCAGAATGGAAGAATCAAGCAATGGAATTGTTATTGGATTAGAAGAAAATGAAGAGAAAACAGAAATGAAAGAATACGGAAGATTAATTATAGAAAATATAGGTAATGGACCAGCATTAAGATTATCGATCCGAGAGAGTGGAACGTTTGCATCATACGTTATAGATAATCAGTATATCAAACCAGGAGAATCAAAATCGATTAGCTTAATGGTATTCCATAAAATTGTCGATTTCAAGAAGCAAGAAGATTATTTAAATTTTACAACAAAGGACGTTCAAATAGAAATTTGTTGCAGAGATATTTATAATAATGAGTATGTATGGGAAGTTGATTTGAAAACGCATAGAGATATTTCTACAGATGCTAAAGATATTACAAATAAAGATAACTATAAAGAGATATATGATATGGAAATAAGAGGTCAAAAATTAAGATTAAAAAACGATATAAATATGAATTATGATTGAAAGAAGGCGTTCGAAAGAGCGCCTTTTATAATGCAAAAATTACCTAATTGTATAGCAAAAAGGACGTTCAAAAAAACGTCCTTTTGAAGAAATTCGATGTATAGGGGTTTTATACATCAAGTATGAAAAAACT